TTCACTCTTTTCGGCTGGTCTTTCTCTTTGCTGGTTCACTCTTTTCGGCTGGTCTTTCTCTTTGCTGGTTCACTCTTGTCGAATGGTCGTCAATAACTTTGGTTCACTTTACCGCCCTGGTCATTTGCTCCTGTGGTTCGCTCATTGGGTCTGGTCTTTCTCTTTATTGGCTCAAACTTTTCACCACATTTTTCACAGTAGCCACGGTTGTATTGACCGCTGTATATGTTGGTGAAATATGCGGTGTCGCACTTGTCGCAGTGGACATACACGCTGTTATCGTTGGGCATTGGCTTCCGGTGCCTTTGCACCACGCACATACTTGGCGACACATACCAGTCTCATGACTTTGACATCACACTGATTGTATTCAGAGACTCTGATAGCCTCTTCCACGGCTGCATCTTCCGACAACCACCGTGAAAGTATGGTTTCGTTCACAACTACCACATAGCTAGCCATTTGCTTGTTTCTCCTTCACTCTGTTGATGAACGCTGTAAAGTCAACGTCCAGGTGTGTCAGTATCTCCATGTATCGGTGTAAGCCAACGTTGTACCGACCGTTTTCTATCTGTGAATATGTTGCTTGTGGCATACCGAGGGCATCACAGATACTCTTTTGACCTAACTGCTTCTCACTACGGATATCTTTGAGTACCAGACCGGCAGCCTTATACACTGAATCCGAGCAGTTGTTATCAAACGCTTCAAGTGAATGAAGATATGCTCTGGCATCCAATATCTTGCGTTGTATTTTGTCGGCGGTGGCTTTACGCATCGTAGTTGAACTCCTGTTCAGCCTGTTGTGTGGTCGCAGAAGCCACCTTTCTACGTTTAGGCTTAGAATCACCCTCGGATGAATTTTCACCCTTGCTGCCGACCAGGGCAACGCTGGATACGTTGCAGTTCAATACTGTGCGTTCAAAGCCTTCTTTGCCAGGGAATGTGTTGAGGTTGAGCCGACCAACAGCAACCAACTGATTACCTTTCTTGCAGAAGTCGAGCACGACATTAGCTGACTGTCCGTATGCTTGGCAGAATATGAAGTCAGCGTTGTCTTTGTCCTTTTGGCAAGCAAGCGTAAACTTGGCGTATGTTTTGCCGTTCTTATCCTCTTTGGCTTCTGGGTCGTTGCAGAGCCGACCGACTAAAGTACCTTGAATCATTTTGCCTCCTTGATTAGATCGTGAAAGTGTGCGGCAACAGCAGGCTCAGACAATAGCTGTGTTAGTTGCTGTTGCAGGTTGGTGAGATATTGTTGAGTCAAGCGTTGTAGCTTCTGTTGAAAGTCGCAGCCAGCATTAAGGTCTGGTGATGATTCTCCGGTCAATTCCAGCGTTGTGCCATCTGCTTGCTCGACAACTAGCTTGCATTGAATCACTATATCTGTATGAGCCAATACATTGAGCAGTCGTTTAGCTTGTCTAATTTTCTCTTCCATGTGTGCGCCTCCTTGTGTGTGTCTATTACAACGACACACCATTGAGGCTGTAAATGGTGTGTGGCATACGACACACCATTAATTGTGGATAAAAACCCCCGGCGGTTAAGCCGAGGGTATCAATGTGGCTAATATCAGACAGCCATATACACCTTTTTGCGAGCACGGGTGGCGGCTGTGTAGAGCCAATTACGCAGAGTCTTGGCGTGAGTCTTCTGGTAGTCGGTGATGCCTTGCTTGTCGATAATGATGTAATCAAACTCCCCGCCTTGTGCTGAATGAGCAGTCAGGCAATAAGCATATTCAAAGGCAGAGCCATAACCACCTTGCTCATCGACCAGATAGATTGGTTCACATGCCAGGGTGCGTTTAGTGTGGTCATTGCTCAATGTGCATACGTACGGCTCAGAGGTGCGTAGAACGGTCCAGAATGACCCATTAGTTAATCCTTTGCCAAATGCACTCTTATCAAACTGATGGAGGCATACCAAAGGCTCACCGGCTTGCGGGTGCTCAGTGGTAAAGCCAAGCTTTTGCCTGATGACGTTATTTAGATATTCTCGGCGCTGATTGGTGAACGTGATAATCTTCACGCCTTTCTCAATCAGTGGCATTAGTTCGTCAAGCGTATGCTGCCCAAGAGAAACCTTCTTACCATTGCGTATGTTCAGCGCCAAGGTCAATGCCTGGCTATCTGCTGGTTGTCGCATAATGGTGGTTAATGAGTACCGAGGTTTAACCGAGTTCAAGCAAGAAGTAATATGTTTCTTGCCGGTCGGCGGCAACTGGAAAGCATCGCCAATAACAATGACCTTGCTAAATACTCTGCATACATCAGTCAGCGTGGCATAACTCAACATGCTAGCCTCATCAATAATGAGTATGCCATCTTGTGGTTTCTTGCATGTATATGTCCATTCATCATCAGATGCACGGCGAGCTATTCTAAGAGCATCTTCCATTCCATACTTACATGCAGATTGCTCAGCCCGTCTAAGCAGAGTAGGACCAAGATATTCTTTCACCTCAATTGGTGGTTCAATGAATGATTCACCTGATGCAATCTTTTGCAAATGGTCAGATACTTTGTGGTCGGCAACAGACAGCTTGCGATTGAAACAAGTGGCATACATAGTACTGGTTGCAGGTATTCCTTTCGACCGCAACACCTGCACAGCCCTGCGCGTGATTGCTGTGACTATAACCTTATGACCTTGCTTTCTCAATTGGTCATACAGATAGCGTATCAGTGTTGTCTTACCGCTTCCTGCCGGTCCATCAATAGCCACCACTGGTTTACTCTTCAGTGCATCCAATGCTAGCTCTGTACATTTAAGTTGTTCTTCAGTCAAGTGCATCTGCGATCCTCCATCCTTAAATCAGCTAACCATGCACTTACAGCTAAAACAATGGTGTGTCGTTACCACACACCATTAATTGACTACGATGAAAGATTTAATGCTGTATGTACTTGAATTTAATTGACAGCAAAGGTACGCTTTACCATACTGTCGGGTCGGCACCACTCCCCTTACAGGGGACTGTTCCTCCCTTTTCTTTCTTACAGAGATACATTGACATTGAATATGTAATCTAGTCTCTGTCTATTTAACAGAACATATTGAATGTAATACATTCACTGTATCCATTTGATTGATTCATCCATTCCAGTTGTTATATATACCGAGCAGACACTTACGTGTCTTTACTCGGTGCATATCACTCACATTGATTGATTACATTCACATTGATTGGATGAATACATACAGATTGATGTGGATTGTGTATGCAATGACTGTGTACGTGATACGTGTAATGTTTGTACCGATTGAATGTATGTTGATTCACGTACATCGTGTTTGCATTGATTGAATGAATGTGTATGCGTTGTGTTCGGACTGATTGAATGATGGATTGATGAATACGTGCAATGTTTGTACCAATTGAATGTAGACCATCCAACACGCAAGCACGCACGTACCAAACACATACATATATACATACAAAAGAGGTATATATATTTGACACGTTTGGCATTGTGTCAAAATGCCCACAGAACTGGATGCCCCCGGTACATCAATGACCGTACCTATCCTGGATGTAAGGTATCCACGATTTCGAGTGAAGGTATCCCGCTCTTTTCAGCCGGAACCCCCTATCGTCACACAATATCGCAATCCCACATTACACAATCATATATCCACAACACATACCAAGAAATTGAATATACACATGTGCGCGTAATAGCAATGTATTGGTGCTGGTGACAACAATAAATTGAGTAGTACAACCATATTGTTGATGTGTGGTGCGGATGGCAGAGAATGGATAAGTCAGTGACTCAGCAACAGCGAGAGATATTGTGTCGAGGGTACACACTAAGGATGTCGTATTCAAATGGAATGTATGAGGTGCTAAGGGTCAATGGTGAATTGATACGTGCGTTCTACGGGGATACGTTCGAGAGAGCGATTGAGTCTGTGTATAGGGCAAGTGTGAATAATGGCAATGATTGAGGTAGAGTTAGTCAGTCGAGCGGAAGACAACCGCCGTATGTATATGACAGTGAATACTGAGCAGGTGCTTAGCGTTGTGGCTGTACCTGATCACGCTGAACTGACAATGCTGGTTAGTATCGTTGGTGAGACGGTAATCAAAGAGAACTACCATGAGTTTCTAAGTCGGTTGGAGAAACTGACCACGGTTGGCTATGTACCAAGGTTGAAGGGTAATGCCTAGAAAGAAACGACTCACGCCGGAAGAGAGGCAAGCGGCACACGCCAATAGAGTTAGGGTGGTGGAGTTTGGCAGTAGTGAACTTGGTAGGTTTCTTCGGTTGGTACGGTTGGATGAGAATGTGTCTATGTATGACATGGACAAGAAGACTAACAAGCGTATTGGCAGCAGTGAGATTAGCCGGTGGGAACGTGGCATCAGGAAGCCGACACCTGAAATGGTTGGTGCATACCTGGCATTGCTTGGCGTTGAGTTTGATGAGATTGCTTTGGAAATAGTCAGGTTGTTGGTGAAAGATTACTTCAGTCGTATGGAGCAAGGGTATGAAGATGAAATGGCTAAGCTTGCTGGCAGTGCTATTGATGGCTCAGCCGGTGATGGCGCAGAAGGCGGAATTGAAACCAGCGATCAAGATGGATGAGGCTACATTCCCTGAACCGACATTCAAAGACGAACACCCAAAGGTATACAGGTTCAGCAAGCCACTACGGATATACGGTCGGTTCATTCGCAAGGTCGGCAGGAAGGTTGGTGTAAATCAAACTCTGAGGCTTGCCGGTGACTCAGCAAAGTGGCTTGGTAAGAAGTCAGAGCCGTATCAGCCGTTCTTCAATTTGGCTACCTCTGTGACCAACGCAGCCGTGTCTACGGGGGTATGGTTTAACAGATGATGGAAGATAGTTTGGATCTTTTGAAGCAAGCATTAGCCAAGCTCCATGAAATTGACAGTTTGCTATCTAATTTGTCGAATGAGAAGCAATTCACGGTAATGGGATTTGGACCTGAACTTATGGAAGGTAGATCACATGTAAGATGCGCCATTAGGGTGTTTAGTGTGCTTCAGCGTGGGGTTGATTATAAGGTGAATTACACTGTAGTTAAGCAAGACCTACACCGCTTGATTGATGTGTTGGATGCTGAAAGCTTACGCAAGGTTCGTGACTTTGTTAATGGCGGGATAACAAAAGATGGAAGATAAACCACTAGCCGAGCGTATCATTGTCGCCCTGGTCGCCACCGTGCTCAAGCTTCAGTCTGACTTGCACCCTACGGATAAGAACAGACTTGACAAATGGAACAAAATCGAACCACACTTTTTCTCGGAGACTGAAAACATTGCTTTCTATGCAGGCAAGGGATTGGACATATTCGACAGTGTGTTACTCAATGCCGTGCTCGACTCACCAAGGAAACTGCGAACCGAGCAGCTATACAGAACCGACAGAGACGGCGCTGAGGAAGAGGCTAAGTTCCTTGACAAAGCGACTAAGAAAGCTGGTGGAAAAAGCTGAATATGATGTCAGACAATGCGAGTACAGACGACTTCTCTCTCAGTCAACTTGGCAAGAACTATAAAGCCAAGCAATCTGCATACGTCAAAGTCAGGGCATCTATTGGTGAGGATATGTTAGCCTGGCTCAAGACTTGGGCTAGGTATTGCCGAGAGACAAGAGGCACAAGCGAGTCAGCCAACAGCATTACCGCATGTGCATTGCAAGCATGGTGGAATAAACAGCGCCGCAAGATTGTAGCCGGTGAGGGTATCAAGCTCCCTGATTGGCAATGTGCCAGAAGTACCAAGAGCAGTGAGTACGCTTTGTTTACTGAGTCGGTATTCTTTGCTGTGCCTCGTGAACTGCGTGACCAATTGCTGAAGGCTATCACCAATGGACACATATATGCCAGTTGGCAGAAGCCGACATTGGCAGCCGTCACTCGTGTGGCTCTTGAGGCTCACTACAATGAGAACGCTAAATATGTTCTCCGGTATCTAAAGGAGTTGAGTTGGCATGTTGATATTACCTAAAGGCTACGAAGCTAAGAAAGCTGAATGGGCTATTGAGGAAACAACCGGCATCCTCGACAAACCGACCTTGAAGGAAACCGGGTTCAGCGTTACTCAGGAAGTTGATAAGCGTGATGACATGCTCGGCACCGTGCTTAAGTGGTTACTACCGGAAACCTTTTGCCCTGACTGTGAACGCCGAGACGCTGAGCCGTGCCCTGAACAGAGTGAAGGTGTCTATGTATTTGACGAACCACGCCCTGACCTTGAGGTGCGTCCGGGTGATGTGATTATCTACTACCGGTGCAAAGACTGCTATGAGGCTTCTTTGTGGGATGAGAAGAGTAAACTCAGATTGCCGCCCATGTACCAGGCAAAGTACCGCCGCGCCAAGCGTGTTGGTAGAAACGTGGTTGCTTGGATTAAGGCTCAGCTTGCTGGCGGCAATCGACCACTGACAGAGGAACACTCCCATGTCAGATCCCTTTGATGACTTCAAACGACCAACCAAGTTCAAACCATATTGGACATTGCCGGATGCTCCCGGTATCGTGGCTGCCCTGCGTGTGGTCGGTGGTAACTTTGTCGAGATGCTTACCAGACTATCGGACAATGAATTAGACCATATACAAATAGCTTTCTTGATTGAAGAGGAATTATCCAAGCCGGAGAATGAACCACACCGCAAGGCTTGGGAAAAGTATCAGCTATTCTTTTACAAGAGTCAGATCGCTTTGGGAACCGCAACACTCCTGAAGAATTACGCTAAAGGACAAGTAGACAAACACCAGTTTGTTAAGGATGTCGGCAAGCAGATATTGCCAGGCATCTTCGCACCCGGCATAGGTGCCAGTGCAAAACAAGAGATAGAGCAGCAGGTTGATGGACACCTAGCCAAATATGGCGAGCAACCAGAAGAACCGGCTAGCTCAATACGACCAGATTGATAGATGGCGTAGAGCGGCAAGAGGAAGCCTATACACCTTTCTCAGCAAAGACTACAACATCATCAACGTTGACGGGTATCAGCAAACGCTGACTACCAAATTCTCACAGCGCCGTATTCTTGATACCGTGCTGAATGAGAGACAAGAAGGCAGGTCGCCCCGTGTGGCTGTGCTCAAGTCCCGCCGTGTTGGTGTGTCTACCGCTATTACCGGCTTCAACTTTTGGGATTGCTATACAGGAGAGAACGCCTCCGGTGTGGTCATGACTCACCTGGCATCCGTGTCTGAAGACCAACGCAATGCCATGCTCAATGCCTATGAGCAATTGCCCGCCGTGCTGCAAATGCCGTTTCAATCCAAGAGCAAAGACGCCATTGGTTGGACACACAACAACAGCTTGATACGCTTTGGCTCAGCCGAGAATCCCAACTTTGCTATCGGTCGTACAGTCAGACAATTCCACGGCTCAGAGTATTCACGCTGGCCCAACTTCCATACCATCCTGACTGATAACCTTCAGGCTGTACCTGATTCTGTCTATGCCTGGATTATTCTTGAATCCACAGCCAAGGGTACTGACCATCCGAGCTATCCGTTTTGGTTGGCTTGTGAATCCGGTGACGAACCGTATATACCTATCTTCCTCCGGTGGTGGGATGATGAGGACACAATAGCCCCGCCGTGGCAATCGCAGCGCGCACAAGATGAAGCCTGCGCCGAGATGTTTGAAGAGTTCAAGGAAGCTCGTGACCGGATGGATTATTTTCTTATCGGTCAAGACAAGATGGACCCACAAGAAGCATTGAGGCGGATCTATTGGTACTACCAAAAGTACAGGCATCTGCGCAAAGACTTGCAGAAGTTGCAAGAAAACTTCCCTATGACAGCAGCAGAAGCGTTTATTGCTTCCGGTAATCCATGGTATCCAATGGATATTGTAGACAAGTTCCGCACAGTTGCATGGGAAGGCAAGTTATACGATCCGACAATCAGATTCACCACAAGCAAGCCGATACGTGCTGATGGTTTGCGCCGTGACCGTGATGCCTACTTGGAGATATGGCGAGAGCCTAGCCCGGCAGGTCGATATGTAATCGCCGCCGATGCTGCCACGGCAACTGCCAACGGTGACTACTCCGCTGCCGGTGTGTTTGATTTGGATAGCGGTCATATCATCGCCGTGCTGCATGGTCGTATTGAGATTCCCATGTTTGCCGATATGCTCATTGACTTATCCAACCTATACAACAAGTGCAGAGTTGCACCGGAAGCTAAAGGCACTGGCGGTACTGCCTTGATGGAGATGTTGAAGTTCAAGAAATTCAACCGACTATGGAACCGCCGCAAACCATCCAAGCTTGGCAGAGGTTGGGAAGTCACTAATGAATTAGGTTGGGATACAAACCAACAGACTAGACCAATCATGACCGAGCAGAGTAAACGACTCATGCGCGAAAAATTCAACGGCAATGAATACAAGTCTTTCATCCCCTCGGCGCATATACTCGACCAGATGCGCACGTTCGTAAACACTGATGGCAAGCCAGAACACAAGCGCGGCTGCCACGATGACTTAGTCATGATGTGGAACATCGGCATCATGATTTGTCTGATTGAATCCAATAACGCAATCATTCCTACTGGACTAAATGAGGTAAAGCGTAGTACAAACAATTTGGTGGAAGGAAAGCCACTATCTGTCAAACAAACCATCAAAATGATTACTGACAGTCGGTGGTGTGGTGAAAGTTACAACGATTTCTATAGGGGCACATGATGAGCGATCTACCTAATATTTCTCCGGCTGAACTAGCGAACCTTGCTAATCAAAACGCCATCGCCAATGGTTTCGGTGATATGCAGCAGAACCGTGGGCAAACCTTTCTCGACCCTAAGATTCCGATTGGTTGCTACGACATTCAGCCAAACGCCGACCTAGAAAAAACCGCCATGACTCCCGGCAAACTTTTCCCCGCCGACCTCGTCGAGTGTATTGTCCACAAGTCGAATATGTCCGGCATTGGTCCTATGGCTTTCCTGCGTCAACAGGTTCCGTATGTGTTGGCTTATGGCAAGATAAATGATCAACCGGTAGACTTCGACAAACTGATTCCGGCTGATGCCAAAGAGTTGGAGAAAATCAAACGCAAGCCAGCCGATGACAAGCAAGAAGCGCAGCCGATTGACCAACTGATTAAGATGTTCCTCAAGGATGCTTCAAGCTGGTTCCAGTTGAGCAGCCGCGCCAAGTCTGCCGGTGTCTCCAATCATGGCTACTTGGTTCTATTGGTTGATGCCATCGTTGACGGCAATGAAACCAAACGCCTGTTAGCCGAGAGCAAGGAAGCCATGGAACAATATGAACTTGTGCGCAAGAAGAAATTCATGTTCCAAGACGTATTGGGGCACCTTGGATAAATGGAACTAACGCTGTTTCCACTGGCTGTACTTTTCATGCTGATGTTGGTATTCAACGCAGCCTTCAATCTGTTTTGTGGTTTGTGCGCGGCTGCCATTGTGTGGCGCGACCTCTCCACTAAAAGCCAATTGTTTCAGACCACCATCAAGCCAGGCGCATATCATGCGGTGGAAGACTCCCATGGCATCAAGCATATTGTGACTGATGAGGAACTGAAGCAAACCAAGGAACGTGATAAGGAGTTTGAGCAATGGCTGATGATGAACTAATCACTATCTCAGCCAAGCCCGCCGAGGATAAAGCACCACGCAATATCCGACAGGAGCTAATCAACTTCTATGTCGATGAGGCAGAGGAAGAGGAAGGCGTTGAGCCTTGGGAAAGAGAAGGCTTTAAGAGCAAAGAAGACTATGAAGAGTATTGGGCACTCTTCGTCAATGACTGCTACGACCAAAGCTATGAGAAGTACAGCCGGTTCAAGAAGTCGTGGAAGCTGATTGATGAAAGGTTGGAGATGCTTGGTAGGCTTGCCAAAATCGGCAGCCGTAATACTAGCAATGCCGACCTCGTTCTATTGCCGCAAGCCATTGAGAAGGCTATCAGTATCCAGCTAGAAGGCAGACCGCGCCCATACTTTGAGCCATTGCAGCAGACTGATGAGCAGTTCGCCAGTGGCTTGAACTTCTACGCCACGCAGGTATTGGATGAACAGAAGTTTGATCTAAAGCTTGCCGCTGCTTTGCACAGCGCCAAAAAGTTTGGTGTCGGCTGTCTGAAACAGACCATTATCCCTGATGCTTCTGAGGGTAGGCTATTTGGGCAAAAGGCTAAGATTGCAATCAATAAGGTGGACATGCGCCATGTGTGGCCTGACCCATTCGCTGAATCGTGGGAAACCTGGCGGTGGTTGTGTGTCGCTACTCCCATGGACCTTGATGAAGCAAAGCGCAGGTATCCAGACTACGCACATAAGATCGTGGCTGATTCAAGCTCGACCGGTGAAGCCAATGAAGATGAAGCGTTACGTATAGCTTCTATCTCTCCATCCGGCAAAGAGTTTCAGCCAGGTGTGCGCCGCCGTGTTGTTGTCAAAGAATTGTGGCTGAAAGATGAAAGCCTAGAATTTGTCGTAGAGAAAGATGACTACGGCAATATCGTCTATGATTCCGAGGGTGAGCCTATCGGTAGGTGGATGCCTGCGTTTCCAGGTATGCGCTTGATAGTAGCCATCGGAAAGCAAATGGTATTCAACGGTCCTAATCCGTTCAAGCATGGTCACGCACCTTACACCTTTCTAGCAGATAGGGTCAGTGACCAGTTGTTTCCCGTGGCTGATTGTGAGTTGTTGCTCCCGCTGGAAGACAAGATAAACACTCAGCACAAGGCAGGCTTCAAGCATACGCTCAGCAATGCTAACTCGCCTTGGGTATGCGACACCACCGCTTTTGATTCACCGGACAAGCTAGACCAATTGACCAGTGAGGAGGGTGGCATCATCACCAAGAACCAAGGCACCGAGGTTAACCGCCTTGACGCCAAGGAACTGCCCGGCTCATTTTTTGGTTTCCTGTCTTGGATAGAATCGAAGTTCAACGACTTGACCGGCGTGAGCAATATCAACCAGGGCATGTTGCAAAAGGGTGCGCAGTTGTCGGCTGATGCTATCGCTCAATTGCAAGGTGCCAGCGCCGCCAATATCAAGATGAAGCAGAATCTACTAGAACAAGCTGAAAAGGAGTTCGGCTTTCAGCTTCAATGGAATATCCGGCAGGCTTGCGATGATGCCGTGTCAGTACAACTGAATGACCCGGCAAGCGGTGATTCAATCAACCTGGCTTGGAATACCGGCGATGACCAACCAGACTATGGCGTAAACATTCAAGTGACAAGCTCGCTGCCAGCCAATAAAGCAGGCATCATGAGCACCGGTATGCAGCTATATGAGAAAGGTGCTATTGACCGGCAGGCTTTCCTTGACCAGATCAAATACCCTGGTCGTGGCGAGGTAGTCAAACGTATGAAGCAGCGAGAAGACGAGATCGTGAAGCAAGGCAAGTTGCAAGAATTGTTGAAAAAGAATCCATCACTGAAGCAGTCACTATGAGGTAGAGAATATGACAGCACCGACAAGTCAAAGACTCAGAGCCTCAGTGATGCTTTCATTGGGTGACACTGATGGCGACATACCGCCATGCTTGAACTTTGCCGAGTTATCCACAGCTACGGCTAACAATTGGATACGCTTGCCTCTCGACCTGGCAGCCTCAGCAGTCAACCAGCCCTTAAACCTCGCCACCTATTTTACTTCCGTTTCTTGGATTGCCGTTGTTGATAAGGGTGGTACAGGTCTATTGGTCGGTACTGCTTCTGGTACTTCCGGCAGGTGCAAGGTAGCAGCCTCGAAGATGCTTCTATTCTGCAATGGCGATGCCACACCGCCGACAATATATATAGACAACGTAAGCGGAACCGATGCCGCATTTGTTGAGGTGTACGCCTTCGGTACACAATCATAGTTTTTCTCCGTCCTGGTTTGTTGCGCCAATAGCCTTCGAGTGAACCTGCCACTCGGAGGCTATTGGTTTAAGTACAACTTTGGATATTTGCATAACTGAAAAGTGCCTGTATCTTGCCTCTCGTCAAATGAGGTGGATTGACTATGGACTCTTTCGGTTATGCACAAGCGGCTCAAGCAATGCTCCCCACGCCTGGACAGCCAGGGGCGCAACAGATGCCTTTCCAAAAAGCATCGACTCAGATGTGCCGCCAAGCTATCGAAGTTCTCCGGCAGTTGGCTAATCAGTACAAAACTGAAGGTCAGATGGCTGAGGAAGGTCAGATCACAGCCATGGTTGCTCGCCTCATCAAACTATGCGAACGCAAGAGCAAAGAGGAAAGCCAGGTAGCGGAAGCGCTATTAGGTGGCATGTGAGGTGGCAATGATAGATCAAGAATCTTTTTGGAATGAAGTGGGTATTGAGGAAGACAATACCGCTGTGTCATTCATGGGTGTTGAGGAACCGCAACTTGAACAGGATGAGCCTGAAGTTGAGGAACAGCCTACGCCTGAAGTACCGCCGACACCGGAAGCCCCGGTAGTAGATCCGGTACTTGAAAAACTCAATGCGCTAGAAGCTAGATACGCTCAGCTTCAGGCAGAACTTGCGCAAAGTCGGCAGCCGGTCCCGCCTCAGCCGGTGCAGCCACAGCCACCACAACAACAGCAATTTCAATATCAACCGTCCAGGATGTTGAATGATGCCGACCTTGCGCACTATCACATGACTGTCACTCAACAGTTGGCAGAGCAGCAGCGCCAACAGCAAGAGATGTTGCACAACGTGAGGGTGACGCATGAGAAGCAAATGTTGGAGTCAGCCAAGAGTCAGCTAAAGGCAACGCGCCCTGACATTTTCAAGTATGTCGATGAGTCTCTAGTTGAGCGTGAGTTCAATAACCGTGTTCAGCGTGGTAAGTTCGGTTTCGATTGGCAAACCGGCATTGAGACTGTCTACAAGATTTCCAAGTTTGGTGACTTGGAGAAAGCCTCTTCAGAGTTGGAGCAAGCACGGCAAGCGAAACAAGCCAAGCAAGCAAAAGCGCTGAAGGCTGTAACCCCTGGTGGTGCCCCTTATCAACCGGCAGCGTCTCAGCCCGCAGCCGGTAATGGGCGCGGCTTCAAAGCTGCGTCTGCCGGTTTCCTGGCTGATATTGGATTAGGCTAAAAGGAGATAACTAAATGCCTTCATTCTCAATAGGGCAATTGGACGTTGCTATCAACAAGCACTACGTTCCTAAAATCAAAGACAACTTCTTCATGAATCGCCCGCTCTTTAAGAAGTTGTACGAAAACAAGAAAACCTTTGAGGGTGGTCAGGACATACGTGTACCTGTCCGTTTCGATGAAGGTTCCAACGGGGGTGCATGGTCCGGTGGTGTTGGTCAGCTTAACGCCAACTTTGTCGAGAACGTCACCCATGCCGTGTTTCCGATTTGCCACTACTACGGCGCAATGATGGTTCCTCAAACCTATCTTTGGCTCAACCGTGGTAAAGCTAAGCTCACCTCTATCCTTGAGAATCAATCTGAGTCTATGGTGAACAACCTCCACAAGACTCTTGGATTAGACATTCACGGTGCCGGTGGTCTTAACTCCGCTAACGCTAGGAAGATTGACGGTCTTCAGGCTGTTTGTACTTCAAACGCCGACCCGTCTTATGCCGCCTTCGGTGGTATCACTAGGGTAGGTGCGACCCCAACAATTTGGTCTTCGGCGTCTGGGTCTTCGAATCAATTCTGGAATGCGACAGTTTTCGCGTCGAATGCAAACGGCACCGTTACTGGGTGGAAGGGTTCCGAGACAATCGACAACTTGACCACAATATCTATTGCCAAGTTGCAACAGATATATGGTTTCGGTTGCCGTGAAGATGTTGAGCCGGAAATGATCATCTGTAGACAGAACATCTACAACGCCATCGCAAACCTGATGTCCACTTACCGCCGTTATTCCAATGACGACAACACCGGCAAGATGGGCTTCAAGAAAGGCTTAGAGTTCAACAACGCTCAGATCATTTCTGATGACTCCGCCAACAGTGGCGAGATTCTCGCTTTGAACTTCAAAGACCTTCAGTTGTATGTGCATGACATTGCCGACTTCTACATGACCGACATGAGAGAGCCTGTGAATCAAGCCACTCTCATCAAGTATATGTTCTCTATGATGTCCCTCACATCCGACAGACCTAATACCCTCGTTCGCGTCACCGGCTTCACCGGCTAATAAAGGAGAATCAGCAAATGTCTGGAAGTTTGTCTACTTTCATTGATGCGTTGACCGATGTTAAATCATCGCTCGCCGCTGGTGAAGCGCTTGGTGATGTGCGTATCGAAAACAACAACCGATATGTGCGCTGCAAGGCTACCGCCACAATCGCGCAGTACAAAAACTGCATCATAGATACCGCTGATACTGGTGGCTTTTCTGTCAAGCCGATAGCGGCTGCTACGGATTGCCCCGTAGGTGTATATGAAGGCTCCACTTCTGTTACCTCCGGTCAGTATTTCTGGTTGACTTGCCGTAAAGGTTCGGTTACTGCTGCCGTTCAAGGTACTGTAGCTGCCGGTGATCCGTTGTCTGCCTCCGGTACTGCTGGTGCTTTGCAGACTGCACCATTCACCGCTGCCACCAAGCAGCATGTTGTTGCCATTGCTCTTGAGGCTAATGCTTCCGGTAGTGCCAACAAACTTGTTAGCTACATCTCTGGCTTTGGTGGTCAGTGAACCTCGGTCAACTACGGCGAGAAGTTCGGAGAATCCTACAAGAGCCAACTGCTTCTTTGTGGGATGACTCTGAATTGAATGACTATCTGAATGAGGCTGCTACGGTGATGACCGCTGATAGTATGCCTCTTCAGGCTGTCACTACTTTGAATTCCGTAGTCGGTCAGCAAGAGTATGAATTGCCCGGTGACATGGATGAGATATTTGCTGTTGGCTATCAAGTCGGCAACGTGTTTCAAGACCTATTGCCGTGCAATCCTCAAGTTGGTACGCAAGATTCAAGATATACCGGTACGCCTAGCCGGTTCTATGTTCGTGCTCAAACGGCGCAGACAATGAACCGGCTTAGCACCGGCTTGATGGATATTGACCCAATCGACTCACAGAATGGCAATCGCACAAGTATGGTGATCGGTTTGAATCCGGCACCATCGGAAGCTGATAAGCAGATTGTCATTCAGTATTACGCCAATCACTTCAGGATGACTAACGACCTTGATGTGCCGGTTATTCCGTTGTTTGCTCAGCGTGGCTTGATTGCTTATGCCGTTGCTCAGGCTAAGTATAAAGAGCAGGCTTACGCTGAAATTGGTCAGGTGTATATGCCTATATTTGCTGAGTTCAGCCAAAAGCTGAAAGTCAAGAATATGGACCGTGGCATACAGATGCGCGGTAGACACAAAGCCTATATCCCTGGCGTGACTGACCAAGAGAGAACCGGTTATGGTTCCGATGTAGTGCATTTGCCATGGACCAGTTAGGATGCCTAAATCACTCAGCCTGAAGAGTACAGTAGAAGACGCCCTGAGAACAGTGGCGTTGACTGACTTTTCTGGCATGTTGAAGAGTGAATTAGACCTTCTTGATATACCGCTTAATGCCTGGCAGGATTGCAGTAATGTCAAGCTTGAACAGGGTAAAGCTGTTGGCAGAGATGGCTATGTTGTCAGAGCCACTATAGCCGCCATTGCTGATGGCTTGGCTTTCTTCTACGACTCCACCGGCACCAGGAGAGCCGCTGTGTGGATGTCCGGTAATTTGTATTCTTTGAATCTGTCGTCATGGGCAACAACGTCTATAGATACAAGTTGCTATTCAGCCGGCACTAGGGTTGTGCATACGGTGTTGAATCGTGTGCTGTATTACTCTGATGGCACCACAATTAGAACCAGTGGCGCAGATGATAGCGGTGTATCTTATTGGAACCCGGCAACCGGCGCATACGGTATGGTCATATCTTCCGGCACTGCCGGAACTATAGAGACACCGGCATGTAAGGCGATGTGTGCTTACAACGGTCAGTTGGTCTTGGGTAATATCAAGTATGTTGGCGGAACCACGGCTGTAGATTCTATCCTTTGGTCAAACGTGCTCGACCCTACAACAATTGTGGGCACCAATATATTTGCAGTTGGCAACGGTCAGGGTGGAGCAATCAATTCACTCGTGCCGTTTAGGGTTGGCGCTGAAGGTGTATCCCCGTTCCGTGCTTTGTTTGTTGGCAAAGAGTTAAGCTGTTATCAGCTTGATGGTGCGCTGACTCCATCTACTTTGTCAGAGACTTTGATCACCGCTCAAGTTGGTGTGCTTGATGGTGCAACCGTTGAGGCTGTACCGATTGTCGGTAGTGCTCGCAGTATTCAAATATTGTGGTTGGCATCAGACCGGCAAGTGTGGATGACTGATGGTATATCAGCAGACCCGTTGACTCTTGAGATAAAGACTGAGCTATACAACTGGATTTCAGACAGGTTGGCGGTTAGTGCCACTCAGGAGTTCAGTGCATACCTCGACCTCGGCAATGGTCATTATGTGCTTGATGTTGGTGGTGGTCGGCACTATTGCTATGACTATCGTGCCAAGGGTTGGACAAAATACAACGGCTGGCCCAATGGTATCTTTGCGCCTGCCAAAGATGCGGCAAGCAGAGATATTGTCTTGATGGTAGACCGGTCAAATGCACGGTTGTGTCAAGTCAATTCCGGAACAACTGATAATAGCTCGGCAATCAATCCATGGATTAAATCAGCGGCATTGCATGGTGGCGATCCGACAGAGGATAAAACTTGGCATTGGGTGTTTGCATTTTGGGCAACGGATACAAGCGCCATTAAGGTGACAGCCACTAATAGGTTAGGTCAGGGTGAATATGCAGAAGCCACATTAGAGCCAACCGCCGTGGCTGCCGGTACATTCAGCCGGTTTGATTCCGCCATCTTTGACACTGATGTATTTGCCGCCACTGAGATTACCGGCTATGTGCCAATGCAGGGGAAAGCGCGTCTTGTGCATGTGCCGACCAATGCGTCACGCCGACTGCTGAAAGGCTCGACAGTGCAAGTGAAGATAGAGCAGCCGACTGATGAATCAGGGCGGTTTGAATTGCTCGCTGTGATGCTCAAATACCTACCGGGAGGAAGTGTACGACATGCGCCGCTTACGTAAACTATTGGCTTTGCTTGCCGGTTGGCTTCTTGCACTTCCGGCATTTGCAGACACGTTAACCATTCCATACAGCTTTACGGCAGGGGAAACCATTACCGCTGCCAAGTTCAACAGCAACTTCAGCGCCATCACTACGGTTGTGAATGGAAACCTTGATGATAACAATATCAAGGTTGGTGCGAGTATTGCCACATCCAAACTGAACCTTACCGCCGAGATGCCGGTGTTAAGGTCGGCAGGCAACCGCTGTCTATCCGCTGGCGTGACCGGTGATACTATACCGAGAGTGTCATTGACTTCTAGTGGTCTAATTACCTTCGGTGCCGGTAGTGCTTCCGCTCATGATATGGGCATCAAGCGTGAAGACGCTAGTACGATAGCCATTAGAGATGCCGGTGATAGTGCCTACCGTGACTTCAAGGCGAGAGCCGGTACATTCAGTGGTGCTCTGACTGCTGACAGTTTGACACTAACCACGCCATATGCCGCCGTCACTAAGTTTGCGACATCTGCCAAGTCAGCCAACTTTACCGCCAATGACAATAGCTGTACCCACTATTTGGTTACGGCTTCTAGCGCTATCGGTGTGACTTTACCGGCATCACCGGCTGATGGCACGATTTACAAGTTCACCCGTGTCAGTGGTTCCGGCTTGATTACATTCACGCCCAACGGTGCCGAGACAATCAGAACCGGTGATACGACCGATACAACTTTGATATTTGATGGTGGCTCGCTGGAACTGACAGCAGTTTCAGGCGGCTGGATTGTGACATAAGGGGGAAACATGAAACGGTTTATTACTCTACTATTCACGCTGTATGTGGTGTTGTTGCAACCACTAGCCGCCAATGCAAGTTATTTTCCAAGTACGCAAATAACGGACAACAAAGAAACTGCTTATTGCGCTTCTACCCCGGTATTCACTACGGCAGCAAGCGCTACCGACATTTTTAATTTTAAGGGTAGTAGTACGAAGACTGTCTATATTAGAAAGATCCACTGGAAACAATCTAATATCGGCTCCGCTTCGCACCATATTTATCTAATCAAGCGAAGTACAGCCAATTCCGGCGGGACGAGTTCCGCAATTACAGCAGTCCCGCTAGATAGCAATTTTTCAGGCGCCACCGCCAGTGGTGTCTATTACACGGCTAGTCCAACTACCGGAACGAGTGTGGGTACTATTTCTCACATTCCCTTGCATGGAACATATAGTTCTTCGGTCAATCAAGTCTATACTACCTTGTTTGATAGCACTAAAGGCGGCTCCCCCATAGTGCTTCGTGGCACATCTGAAAGTGTGAGCGTTAGCTACAATGGCGTTACCGATGCCGCTGGCCAGAATGCGGCGGTCGATATTGAATGGAGTGAAAAGTAATGGCTTGTGTACCGATATTCCTGGAATGGGAAATAACATTTAATGACGTGCATCTCAAGGGCAATCTTGAGAAGTTCGTGCCTTACGCTCAGTTCTACGATATGTGTGTAAGGAATAAGGTCAAGATTACTGTCAATCAAATGCGCAAGCTGACTGGCAATGG